AAGAAAACCCCCCGAGAACCGGGGGTTTAATTATGTCCGATGTGGGAGGTTATCGGACACCAGGGGGGAACCTGTAAACTTATTTAGTTACAGATTCTTACTGACATTATGAAAGAGTGGCCCTTGTCATGCAAGTTGACTCTGCCAACTCTTTCCAATTTTCTGGTGCCATCTTCCTAAGGTCAGCAATCTTAAGAACCATTCTCAAACTGATCTCCCTCAGTCTATTTGCTTTAAGCACCATAAAGTCTACAATTTCAGTATTACCTTCCTTACCAAACTTGTATTCATCGAGCATACCATCTCTAACAATTTGATTGATTCTAAGAAATCTATCACTTACACTATCCATTTCAAGATCAATGTAATGACATCTGGACATCAATGCTTCTAAGTGATCTCTGATCTTTTTACTTCTGACATTTTCAAAATTAACATTAGTAATAAAGATACAACCACCTTTGAATTCAAATCTATCAGGCACACCTTCTCTTCTTAGAGCATTTGATTCTGCTTTCCAAGAAATATATCTTTTCTTACCTGAGTCTAAGACAGCCTTTAACATGTTCAAACATACTTCATCAAACAAAATACTATCACAGTCATCAAATACAAGTATATCACCTGGGTTTGAATTATTAAACAATGTTTGGTAAAGTCCAATTGGAGTCATTGAACCTTTTACAACTTCAGTTCTTGGTGGCTTACCAGAAAGTTTAGTCATTGCATCATACTCATCAAGTATAGTCTCAACACCAAAAGATTTACCAACTCCTGGAGGGCCACTAACAATAAGTCCTCTAACAACTTGGTTAGCAACTGCATCAGTCATTTGATCAAGAATTTCAAAGCGACCTTTGATTCTGTCCATTGCCTGCTCTGGAGTTTCTTTTTTCTTCTTTTTCTCTTGAGCAACTGGATTCATTATCTCAAAATTCTCCTTATCTGAAGGTTCAATATCAGCAGGTGACTTAAGAAGAATTCTAATTTTCTTAGATTGATCACCCATTAAATGCGAACCGTCTACGGTAATAAACGGACCTTTCTTACCAAATGACATTGGCTTAACTATCGGAAAAATCGTATCTTTGATTAAGGCGTTACGATATGTACCTTTTTTTACTTTAATAAAATTTTGCATTACTTAGCCTCCCACAGCCGTTTAATTAAAATATAAGTATATTATAGCAAATCTTTGCTAATTGTCAACCTATAATTGACGTAAAAACAAAAGAAAATAACGAAAATACAAGGACCCAACCAATAATTACACCAATTGTAACACTTATAAATTCACCAACACCATGAACATTTGCATAAGCCTCTTTGGTAATCCATAAAGGTGCAAAAATTATTGCTAATATTGTTAATAAAAATGCTACGTTAATTATCAATTGTTACTCCTATTTCCTAACTATATAAATATTATAGCAGAAAACAGGATTTTGTCAACCGATTATTTAGGATTTAGGTTGTAAATTTAACATAATTTGCTGATTATGTTCGAGTATTGGCATCATATCCCAATACATTTCATGTAATTCTTCTAAAGACTTAGAGCCAAGATCAGCAATTACATTCATAATTGCATTTAACTTGCTTTCTCCATATAAGTGATCATAGTCCTCGTTCCAATAATTACTGAATGTTTTAAAACCTAAACTATGTAGATGTTCTAATGTACCTGATGCTCCATATATTATTTGAGGATGTAAATTAAGCATGGGCCTTGTTATTTTTTCTGTGAGAAACATTTCTTTATGAAAAGTTCTAAAGTAATCATTTACTTTGTCGTCCCAATGATAATCACATAAATCATGACTCTCAGAACTTTCTGTGGTAATTGTAAAGTAACAATCTTCATAAATGTATCTAAAATCACCTACTTTATTCCAATCAAGTCCTGCTACTTCAGGATAACTTTCAAAAATTTTATCATATATATTTTCCCAATCTCCAGATAAATCAAACTGTATTGGTAATGTGTTTTTAAATTCTTGTGTCAAAACATCTGCCCATTTTTTATGTTTTAGTATAGGATCTTCTGGACTTGGATTTAAAAGTTCTGGAAATGCGTGAAAACTTGTAAAAGTATTCTCTTTATCTATCAAACCTCGTTGTTGCATTGCTAACATAAACAATACTCTGTGTGGCATCATATTTGCATTTAAGCAATTATATTTTTTATTTCTAATTTTAGATGGTGCTTCTTTTGTGTAAATTAACTTATCAAAATATCCGCTGTCTTTTCTGTACAAATATAAACCAAAACATTCACTATTTACATTTATTTTATCTGGAGTAGTTGAATACTGCTTATGCCAATTATTATAACTATCTTGTAATTTTTCATTACTGCCATTATAGGTAATGTCATTACATTTTACATTATACTTTTTTGCAAAATTATGTATTGCTTTATAAAAAATATCTCCTTCAACAAGCCACATAGTGCCTTCGCAAGTATAATTAAAAATAATTTTTACAGGCTCATCTGGATTAGATTGCCTAAAGTTTTGAAAATCTTGTGTAAGTGTTTCTGTAAAATTTTCCCAACTATGCCAAGTTCTTTCCTCACATTGAAGTAAATCGTATTCAAATGTTTGAATCATTTGTCTACAAATGCTCTTTCTAACATGAAGTCGCCCATATCTCCTGTATTACCTTCTAACCAATTTAATGTTTTAAACATAGTTCGACATTCTTTATTCATATCTGGAGAGCCACACACCATTATAGCATCTCTTTCTTTAAGAAATCCTCCTGGTAAGTAATCTTCAATATATTGCCAAAAACGTCCAGGCCTTACATAATCCTCTCTGGTCACAGTAGGAATGTATATAAAAGGATTTTCTTCTTCTAATTCATTAAGTAATTTAATATATGCAAGTTCATTAACATTTCTTACAGTATGAAATAAGTAAATTCTTTTAAATCTGTAATATGTTTCTGGGTCTTGTGTTATACTAACAAAAGGTGCGATACCTGTACCTGTTGCTAACATGATTAAATTTTCTTTTGGTGTTAAATAATCTACAACTAAACTTCCTGTGCATTTAGGATTTATTAAAATTTCATCGCCTATTTGCAAATGCTGTAGTTTACTTGTAAGAGGGCCTTCTGGTACTTTAATACTTAAAAATTCTAAATAATTATCATAGTTTGTGCTTACAATACTATATGCCCTCATTACTTTTTTAGGTAAAGGACTACCTTTGACTTTTGTATCAACATCTAAACCTATCATGCAGAATTCACCATTCTTAAATCTAAAACTTTTATTTCTTGTAGTTTTAAAACTGAATAGTCTATCTGAGTGATGTTTTATTTCTAATACTTTTTCTTTTAACACAACTTTTAATCAATTACAATGTCTTCCATACCAGCAGTTCTAAGTCTTGTAATGTGTCCTATTTGCCATTGTTTGGTATCAAGACCCTTCATTATACCTAAATATTTGTTCCTTAATAGACTAAATTGGTTAGTTAGGTGTGTTAGGTCTATTACACTTTGTTCGCCATCAACAAACTTATCAGCATCTCTGCTTGATAATTGTCTATTGTAATTTTCTAAATATTTTCTAAATACTCTACTGCGTTCTTTACGCAATTCAATATTTAAATGTTCTAATATTGCTTCAATCTCCTGTAATTGATTAAAGCGAAATTCTGTTAAACCTGGGAGGGCGGCACTGGATTTCTCCAGGCTACCCTTTATTCCGCATTCAAATCTGGCATCTTGCAGTTCAGACTCATAGTGTTCTATCGCCGGAACAATATTACCTAAGTCTTCTACAATTTTGTTATACCATCCTGCCATCAATAATCCCAGTCGTCATCTTCATCGTCATCTAAGCCAATGTCAAAATGACTTATAATTGCCGCTTTCATTACTGAATCGAATTCATTTATAACTTCGTCAAACTGTGAAATATCAACATTGTCATCAAAAATTCTAACAATCTCTTCAGCAATTCTAAGGCGTTCCTTTTGTGGGACAAAACCTTTCATTCTATCCCACACCTCGTGTAAAAGTGCTACTTCAGGACTCATCTGCGTATTCCTCTATTTCTGGTTCAAAATCATCAGGATCAACATCTTCAACATCTTCAATTTGTGTTTTAGGATTTTGACCCCATTCATCTATAATTACCTGAAGTTTATCTCCAGACCATCCTTTTCTGAATTCTTTGATTTCTTCACCAGTAACAGGGGAAATATAAGAAAGTTTGTTGCCCACTTTTTCCACAATACCTCTTGCTTCTAACATTTCTAACATACCACTGTATGGGTCCATGCCTGTTTCATAAGGTATTTTAACTTGAACTCCTTCAAACGGTTTACTGTAACGTGACTTCATTACTTTACAGGCCGCTCTAATGCCTTGTACTGTAGACACTTTGTTACCGTCTGCGTCTTCTTTGAGTTTAAGTTTTTTCATTGCAACAACAATGCTTGACGCATATATAAATCCCTGACCACCTGAGATTTTATCATCTGGGTCAAACATATCCTGTGATGCGTATGTGTGGTTTGTTGCCACTAATGCTATTGGAAAAGGTGCAATCTGGTTTACGGTATTCCTTACTAAAGCCGCAAGTGCTTTTGGTTTTCTACCCATATCACCTTTCATGTCACCTTTTTGGAACTGATCAACATCTGTTGGTGTTAATAACATTCCTAAACTATCAACAACAAATACAAGTTTTGGCATTTCATCGTATTCGAGATCGCCATAATTTACTTTGTAGTCTTTGATAAATTCAGATATTGCTTTTGCAACATCATCTATCATACTAACATTTATTCTCAATAATTTTTCAGGACTTGTATCAACGTCTAATGCTTGTAACCAAGCCTCATCAAGTGCGTTCTCAGAATCAAACAACACAACTTGACAACCTTTGTCTTGAGCATTTTTTACAATGTTACCAGAACATATAAAAGATTTACCTGAGCCCGACTCACCAGCGAACACACTAACCTTACCTAATGGAATACCTCCATTAAAGTCTCCACTAATTAAATAGTCAAGTGTGTAATTACCAGTGCTAATCCAATCTTTTGGATCGTGGAAACCAGCACTAATACCTGTGATGCTTTTAGTCAGTCCAGTTCTAAACTTTGTTAAGTCAAAAGGCTTCTGCATGTCGATCTCCTTAAGACTGTCTGTTTCTGATCATGTTAAGAATATCATCTGCTGATTTCTTACCAGTGTCTGCTCCGGCACTTGCTGTTGCAGGTGCGGGTGACTCAGTTACAGTTTCTGTAGAAGGAGCAGTAGTTTCTGCTACAACTTCAGTTTTTTCTACAGGAGCCACACTCTCTGTTGCAGGCTGTGATACTGCTGGAGCAGGTTGTGCCGATGCGACTGTTGATTGTGTGCTTGTTCCTCCTGTATCAACTCCGTAGGGTTTGTAAAAGTTACCCCATTTTGCTGGATCGTACAGTTCTCCGTCAACACTTGCCTGGAACATTTCTGCTATTGCTTGAACACCTTCTTCAGAAGGCTTTGTAGGCAAGAAGTCATTTAGATTATAAAGTCCATTTGTGTCAATGGCCGCAAGTTCTTCTTCAGTAAGAGCACTTTCTTTTCTTGCCCATTTACTTGTTGAATAGTCTGCGTATTGACCTTTTGTTGTTTTTGTCAAACGGAAATCAGTACCATTTACATAATCAGTTGGAAGATTTTCCATTTCTGGGTCCATCAATGCTGATTTTATAATGTTAAAGATTTGAGGTCCGATAACAAAACGTCTTATTGGATTTTCTGGAGCCGTTTCATTTAAAGGATTTTCATTTACAAATCCTTGGAAAATGTAACTTCTCTTTTTCCAATACTTACGTCCCATGTCTTCAAGACTTGCGTCTTTGAACCAAGGTCTTACTTCTGTAAGAACAGGACATGTTTCACCCCACATTTCCATACAAGGAACTTGTACAGTTACTGGGCGATTTTCGCCACCAACAACACCAGGAAAGGTGAGTCGGATCATTTGTCTTTCAACCCAAAAGAATGTGTTGTTAGGATCTTCGTCAGGAAGGAATCTTAATACACAACTTGTACCTTCGTCAATATTCCAGAATGGATAAATTGCGTTGTCTGAGGGTTGATTATTGGAACCAGGCTTTGATTCCATTTGTGCCAGTTTGGCACGGATTTCTGCTAATGAGGCCATAATATTCTCCTATTGTTTGCCATATTTGCCATGTTCGTAATACTTTCATACTACTTCTGTTATTATATTGCCAAGATAGAAAAAAGTCAACCTTTTTTTGTTAATTTTTTTCTAACAATGTTATTTATTATTTTGTTTGTAGTTTACTCTACAAATTGGTTCAAAAACGACTCATACTGCTCACCTGCATCAACAGGATTTGCACTGGTGTCTTTTTGACCTGCACTTAATAGACTTGCCTTAACTGCTCTGTATTCAAACGGATTAAGTTGTCCACCGTTGCTTATTTTACTACCTATGTTTTGTAGATAGTTTGATAACTTGCTGTCCTTTGCAGTATATCCCATTTGGCTAACTTGATACCCAAGTTTTGCTTCAGGAGATGCAAAATCAACTACGTCATCTTCGTTTATTAAATCTTTTATGCCTTCAAATTTTTCTGACTCTATAGCCATCATTATAGAATCTTGAAAACTATTTCTTTTATCTATTAATTCTTCTAATACATCAATAACTTTTGTAACTTTATCATCAAGATGTGACTCTGTAAATTTATGTTCAATATCTTCATTACGATCTTTTTTTGGTGTAAACATTCTTTTTAACATACGTCCTGTGGTTCTTATCATATGCTCTGCACCAACACCTGCTAATCCAAATAAACCTGCTAATGCTATTGTGGCCTTTGGATTGACTTTATACATTGATTTTACAAAACCTATAGGATCTGCTTTTACCTTTTCCCAAGTAACCTTTAATGTATGTTGATGTACTCTAATAAGTGCTTCTTTATCAAGTCCTAATCTCTCTAAAACTTTCATCAATGTATCTATACTATTAATTACAAATTCTTCACTACCTCCACCTGATGGAAGTGGGACAGGTGAACCGGGTGCTTCATTTAAACTTTCAACTGCTGTTACATAACTTTTAACACCACTAAGTCTTTTAAATGTATTTCTAATTTCATTTACACGTTCAACTGCAAGTTCAAAAATTTCTTGATTGCCTTCATTTATTACTTTATTTTTTTGCACATAAGATACAAACTCGCGGAGTTGTCTGTAGTCTTTTGCCATTTTAGTAATACTTTCACCAATTTGATCATGTACTTCACCGCCACTATATAAATGACGTGCCATTGCTCTGGCCATTTGCAAATTATTTTCTGCCATTTTAAATCTTTCTTCGCCACGTTGTACAAAGATGCTATGAATATTTCTACTTCTTGAGCCACGTATTTCTTCATTGACTGCTTTTTTGTGTCTCACAACAACTTTTACGTTTTCAAGAGGCTGATAACTGGTTTTGCTACTGCCAGTCATTCTTCCTAAACTTGCTTCTCCTATTACATCTGCCATTTTTTTCTCCGCTTTCTTGGCTATGTCTATCTTTTCTCCTTTTGGTTCTATCTTTTTGTTGAATACTCTAAAGTCAAAACTTAAAAGATTATCTTGTGCTAATTCCTTTAATGATTTTCTTAGGTCATCATCGTCATAATCTTTAGAAACAGATAGTCCAATACTCTCTTTGTTTAAATCTAATCTTACAAGTATATTTGGTTCTGCACAGGCAAACCGTGTTGCTTCTTGAGGATTTGTAACTAAATCCCCTGTCTTATTAAAACTTTTAACCATAAAACCCTTGCCACGTAATTGGTTGAAAATTTTTTCTGCAACTAATTCACTATTGATAGCCATATATTGTCTCCAATACTATTTATCATATTATGCTAATAGGAAGTGGAGTGTCTTCATCATCGTCGCCTGTTATCCAATCGCCGTCGCCTAATCCTAAACTACTGTTTACAACATTATAGACATCGTCTTCAAATGTGCTAATAAATTCAATCATTCTTATAGAAAGTGTTAATGACATTACTAAGTCATCAAATTCTCCAGGCTTACCAGAAAAACTGTTTCCTCGAGCAACAAAGTTTTTTAGTTCACTTACAAGTGGTTTACTTTTAAGTTTGATTTTGTCATTTTCAATTAAACGTTTTAGAATCAAACATGATTCTATTTTACTTTTATGAGTTGTGTGAAAACCTTTTCTACCTTTCTTGCCTTGTATTTTTTTAGGTTCGTGCAACATTTCTCCAGGAAAACTTTCCTCACCTGTGTCTCTAATTACTACAAGTGCCGCTTCGCCTATAGTGTTGTTTTCAACTGTCCAATATATTTGATATCCGCCGTTCTCTTTGATGTATTGCATAACTTCCATCATAACTTTAATCTGTCCTTCTATAGGTACTCGATTGTTACTCCATTCTGCAACTTGTATCATTGTGGGCAATTCTATTACTTGTATGGCCGCATTGTCGCCACCTGTGCCTGCTGAAGGGTCTAAAGAAACTGTGTACATGCATTCTGGTGATGGATTTTTATACCATCGTACTTGACCACTTCTATATAATGGATCTACACCAGCAAGTTCTAATAATCTTAAAGGAGATATTAGTGTTTCATCATATATTACAAATTCACATTCGTGTTCTCTTCTAAAACGTTCTTCTCCAATCCTACTGCGTTCTTCAATTGCCCAATCATCATCTCTTTCTGGATGCTCGTCCCATTTAGCCATTAAAGATTTAAATCCATTTGTACCTACATCTTGCTCTTCTCCTGTTTCATCAAATGTCCTACATGCTTGTTTCCAAATACTTGCAAAAGTATCATCATCATTGTTAGGAGTGCTTGTAATTATTGCTCTACCACCTGTAGCAAGTGTTGGTGATAGTGATGCCCAAAATTCTTTTGCAATTCGTGGAGGCACAAATGCAAACTCGTCTAAGTAAATTAATGTAAGTGACATACCTCTACCAGTGTTTTCTGTTGTTGTAGCACTTACTATTCTGCTACCATTATCAAAACTTATACTACCTTTATTGTATTCTGTTACACCTGCTCTAATATGATCTGGCACACTTTCATATGCATATCTAATACGTTGCATAATTTCTTGAGCACCTGCCGCCTTATGAGCCGCTACAAGTAGTGTACTATCTGGTTTAAACATAGCATACCACAGCAAGTATCCTGCGGCTACAGTAGTTTTACCCATCTGTCTGCCCAGCATATTAATACTGTATCTATAGTCGTTATAATTTTTTATAAGTTCATATTGATAATCAAACGGTGCAAAATCCATAGCACCTTTGGTAGGGTGCTGTATTTTCATATGATTTTCCATAAAGTATAGAGCACCAGATTCAGGGTTTGCACAATTTTTAAAGTCTAAAATTGTATCCTCGGTGTATGCTACTTTGCTATACCCTTGTTTGACCAGGGTGGTATCTGCGGTTCCTCTTGCCATATGTACTATTTATGTGGGGGAATGTTTCTAAAGACGATTTTTTAGTTGGTCTTTTAGATAGTTGACAAGAACTTGTTTGTCCGTTGAATAGTGTGGATTGTCACAAGGTTGTACAGGTTCAACCTCAGAATCATCGTGATGTTCATCATCATGTCCACAAGGGGTATTATCCATGCTTGTGTCAAATCCTGGGTTTGTGTCTAATGCACTTAACTTCATCATTAATGCTTTTAAACTATCAATATCATCTACTTTTGCATTTATAGTAACATCAAACGGTCCTGCTTTCATATTTGCTCCTTGAGAATCTGCATCAAATGGATCTTCATCATCTGCGGCTAACTGCTGTGGGTCGCCTAATTCTCTATTAATTGTTGGTGTTAAAGCACCACTTACGGCTCCTACGGCTCCACCAAGTTTAGCACCATCGATTGCACCAGGCACAACACCTGCGGCTCCTTTTTGTACATAGCCACCAACTGCACCTGTTAGACCACCTAAGGCTCCACCAGTCATACCGCCTACTGCACCTTTTCCAATTGCATCACCGGTATTACGTGAAATTCTCTTTACTTTTGTACCAAAAGGCTCATTGCGATCATTATCAAATAATGACATGAGTTGTCTAATCTTTAGATCAGGCCTTTCCATTTTTATCTGCTACGTGAACCGTGCTGATTAATTCTGTCAACTTCTTTGGCCTGCTCAGCACCTTTACCCATATTAGGTTGGCCTGTAAGTGTATCATACATAGGTCTTAAATTGTCACCACTTAATTCATCTTTTGTTGGATAACCATTTAAAAAGTTTGTAAAATAATCTGCACCTTTTTCGTCTTTAATTTTTTGTAATTCGTCTAAGAATTTTTGATTATACTCTTCACCATATAAAGATATATTATCATCTAAGTCTTCGTTCTGCATTTCGTAATGGGACTGATCTTCGTTATTTAAAATTGCATCTTCCTCGACATGTCCTAACCTATCTTTATTAAATTGTGTTCTTTCTTGAGTATTATCTGCTTCGAGCCTTCTTGGTTCTTTTACACCGTAAACAAGTACTCTTTCATGTGGTAGTCCAAGATTTACAGCACACCATACTTCAAGTATTCTTTCGTGTACTGGATATTTTAATACAACATCAGTTGTACAAACTTCTGATGTAAAATTAACACCTTTTGCTCTTACGAACTCCATAGGATTTTCTTCAATTGGAGATCTTTTAAAAGGAGAAATACTTACTATGTTATATTTTGCTAAACACTTCTCTAAGATATCCATATGATCTGCACCACAGTCTGCGGCAAATTTTAATCTAAAGCCATATTCTTTAGTAAATGACTCATTTAAGTAATCTTTTAGTTCCATTGTGTCTCCATTACTACTTAACTATTTATACTTATTTATCATCTATTTAAAATTGAAAGGACATAAATACTTTACATGTTTACATTAACTAAAGAAAAATTTACCGAATCTGGTACATGGGGAGTGGCATTAGAAGAAATGACATGCCCTAATCATAATATGTTGGCACTATTTGATCAAAGCGGATATGATTTATGTCCATTAGAACAAGAATATGCAAAAGTAAATATGTCTGATGTTGATCTTGTACGGTATCGTAAAGCAATAGCAAAACCTTGGTTTGACAACAATAAAACAACTGGTGCTCATATAAATCATTCTTACTTATTTGAAAGAAAAGGCTACCATGGATATGCATTAGAACAATTAGGACATTGGTCAGAAAGCAATCATCTCATACATAAAATGACACAAATTAAACCCAAATGGGGGATTGATTTTAGTTTAGATTATGTTGATGAAAATAGATATAACACAATGGAACTTTTTCATTATGAGTGGGACGATAATGTATTAGATACTGTATTAGATAAGAAAAATGATATAGAAGAAATTATATTTAAAACTGATTGGGAAGAATTTGCAAAGTACAAAATAGAGAAAAAAGACGAATGGTATAATTTAGACTTTGTAGGCCAAAGTGCTTGGACCACTAAACAGTTAAGTTTACCAGAAGAAAGATTTAAATTAGTTACTTGGGGTTCTTAGAGTTTTCACTAATCATTTTTAACAACTCATTTCTATCAAATACTGTTGCCTGTCCAAGTTGAACATCGTCATTACTTGGGCCGCCTCCCATTTTATCTGCACGTTGTTTTCTTATCATTAGATCTATTTGTTGTAATTTGGCTTTTGTTTTAGCATCACTGGCCTCAAGTGCAATTTTTAACATGTTACTTGCTTCTGCAAATACTTTTCCTGCCGCCATGTCACTAACATTCATGCCAAGATCCATTAATTGTCTATAACTGTCTAAGGCTTCTTTACCTATTTCAGACATTTCTGATTCGTGTTCATCTAAGCCTTGTACTTCTTTGAAAGCATTATTTATTTTTTCACTAAGACTTAATGCTTGTTTGTATTCTTCAATTTGACTTTTAGATTCTTCTACCGTAGGAACATCTTCTTCAGATGCTTCATCGATAGGTGGTAAATTAAATTCTTCTTCTAACTTCTTAGTCATAATGGTATTTATTTAATTCTTGGCTTAGAAATACGTTTTTTAGATTTGCGAGGTTTGTTGTTTTTGAAAATTTGATCTTCATTAAGTACTTTAAAACGTATGCCTTTACGTTTACACCATTCCTGTGCCGCTGTCCATTTTGCGGCATTTATAGCCGTTTGATATACGTGACCTTTTGTTCTTGCACTTTCCATTGTTGTTTGATTGCGAGGTTTAATTTCTATTAATTCAACATGTTCGGCGCCGTCTTTATCAATATATTGTATCATAAAGTCAGGCACATAGTTTGCATATTTGCCTGTGTCTGGTCTTTGATATGGTATCTTAACATTTTCACTTGACCATTTTTTAATGTTAGGGTGCTGGTCGCACATTCTCATAAAGGCTAATTCCCAACTACTTCTATAGTATGGTAACTTTTTACCAATATATTTACTGCCGTTTTGGACTTCGTATGACCCTTGTGCAAACTTTTTCATATAAGTTATTTATTAAGGTTGTATAAGATATGTTGCGTTGCTATTAGAATTTTTTAGAGGTGTTTTTAAATCTATTTTATTGCCTGCTGGTCTTACTGCATTAATGGCAGTAAAGGCATCTATTGTTAATTTTAATGTGTCATTATTCATATTAAAATAAGTTGTTGGATGTACACCTTGAACTTTTGCAACTTGAATTAAAACACTTGCCATTGCATTTGCATTTAGTTCAGAAAAACCAATTGCTACAAGTTTTGTACTTATAACACTTAAACTTGCTGGATCAATTGCTGTATCTTTAGGCACAGCCAATTCTGCAAGTATCTCTGAAGATGCTTCTGGTAAAGGAAATTTTATTGTAGCATTTTCTAAAAATGCAACTAAAGTGTCATTTCTTATTTCGTATTTTACTTCGTTACCAAATGTTGTATATAAAGATGTACTCATTAGTCGTCTAATATCCCTTTGCCACTACCAGTATTTTTAGTTGTATTATTACTGTCTGTATTTGTGTTTTCACTGGTTGGTGATGAATTAGTAAATCCTCTTACGGCGGCACCAACAAGTGCATCTCCTAATAAGCCAACTGCTTTATTTTTGAAAGAAGTTTCATAATCATCATATGTTGGTTTTACTGCTATAGTATTTACAGCATCGTTTACAAGATCGTCAAAGAAATTACCTACGGCACCATCTCCAAATATATCTAAGCCATCTTGAGCATCACGTACTGTAAAATTACTTGGTTGACTTGTTCGATTTCTTGAACCTCCTCCACTGGCACGTTCTGATACTTTATTACCTAAGAATTCAAAGTCTGTTTCAACTTCAGTGCCAAGAGGTTTAATAATTGTATCATCGCCAAAGAATTCAAATCCATCTGGTAAGTCTTCAAATCTATCAAGATCAACTTCTCCTAATTCAAAGTTTGCAATATCAAATGTTGTAAAGTTTTCATAATCTGCTACAATAGTGAATTCCATAAATTCACTTGATGCATAATCAAGTTCTTTTGGTGTAAATGATGTTACTGTAGGATTAGTTACAGAATATTGTACACCTTTGCCTCCATGATATAAAATAAAATCTATTCTTTCAAAAAAGTTTTTTTCAAATTGTAAATTTAATCCTGCTTCATTACTTGCAAAAGTGTCGCCTTTAAACATTGAACCTGCCATTTCGTCGACCATGGCTCTGTTTACTTGTATATCTCTGTCATTGAATCTATTTTTATTTCTTGGATTCATAAAATTATACGCATACATTTTCATTAACACAGTAAGCCAATCATTGTTTAATGTATCCAATACAGTAAATTCTACAGGTCTCATATCAACACCTGTTGTTATAATTCTTCTTTTATTAAATTGATTTTTGACTTCAGTCCTGAAATCAACACCAGGTAGAGTGGCCCTACGAATAAGGCTACTCAAACTGGTTTTAAAAGTTAGATTATGATTTGCAAGAAATTGTAATACACTTCTATTGAAAATAAAGTTTACATATCCTTGAAACTGTTGTCGGGGAGGATTAACATCAGGTCGAAACCTGTAACCATTACGAAAGTCCCTTGCGTAAAATTTCTCGTTGGAGTGTGGTCCAACAAATCTCGTAAATTTCACGTTAAGAGACCTCCGTCGTTAAATTAAGCCTGTACGCCGTCGTCACCTGTTACTGGTGTTTCAGGGAATGGGTTACCAGCGGCTGTTCTACCGTTAATATCGTTATCACCTTCAAAGTGTGTTGCATTATCATAACGTACAGTTAAGTTAATTGTAACACTTTCTGAAGTGCTGTAATCTGCTTCACTGTAATCAACGTTAGTTAAGAAACATCCTTCGAGGAACCAAACTTCTGTAGACCCAGCATTAACACCATCAAGTACTTCAATCTGCATATCAAATTTATAATCTGCACCTGCGGCCGGTGTACTTTGTTGAAAATGGTTCAATTGTCTTTGAACCTGTGCACCTACGGCTTTAGCAACTTGGTTAGTGATATCATCCCTTATAACAACGTTAATTTGTTCCCATGCATGTTTACCTTGTGCATATACTTTTGAATTGTAACTATCAAGAACTACTTCTTCATAAGTAATCTTAGGTCTTGTAACATTTTGGATATTTTGTGTTAAAACTTTAGTTTCTGCACTACCACCAAAATTATTCAAGAAAGAAACACGGAAACGATATTTCAATTTAGGCATCAATATACCAGAACCAGTTGCTCCAGATAAAGGTACTCCAAATTTACTTTTTGTTTCAGTTGTTGCTGTTGATGTTGCCATTATGTTCTCCTAAGAACTATTTTTATATTATACGAATATTTATCAGAATTGAGCCAAAATCATTAACTCACGTTTTAATTATTCCACAAAAAAGGGCGGAAAACCGCCCCTTTATGTATAGTTTAAACTATATTATGCTGTTGAGCCTAATGTATTTTGTATTCTTACAGGAATATATATAAACTCTACTGCTTTGACAGGCTGTACAGCGATGTCAATGTGTAGTTCGTTTCTATCTATTCTTGCTGGAGTATTGTTTGTTGTATCACATACTGTAATAAAGTCAAACAATCCTCTTTGAGACACTAACTGTCCTAAGAATCTATCAACTACTGATTTTGCATTTGCCCTTGTGACTTCGTCGTTTGGTTCAAACAAGAAAGGCTTAACAATGTCATCGAGTCTTTCTCTGATATAAACAGTAAGTCTTGCAACATTCACTCTATCTAATGCACTTGCACTTGGATTCAGTGTTTTTTGTCCAAATATAGCAATTCCTCTTCCTGGGAAATTACCAATTGGATTAACTTTGTTGCTGTAAAGACCATCACGTTGTCCTTCACTTAGTGCTACAGGAATAAATTCTCCTGATGATGCATCTAAATGACCAACATTTGAAGCATTATTTACGAGTCCTCTTTGGAATCCTGCTGGTGCAAACCAAGGGAATGCCACCTGATCATTAAATGCAAATGTTCTTAGTGCCATGTGTGAACCTGGTACTAATACATTTGAACCATCGAGGTCAGTAGTTAAAGCATGTGGATAGTAAACACCTGCGTATGGTGAAGTAGATATTAGTCCATCTTCTCCGTTTACATCTGCGTTATTACTATTATTTGCCCAAGCCGCCGTACTTGTTGCATCTGAGGCCAATCTTAAAGGAGCATCACCTATAGTGAATACAGTTTCTTTTCTTTCAACACCAAGTGCTACCATCTCATCAATTAGTTCTGGATAACCAGGACATGCCATGATATTAAATCTGTTAGTTTCATTTCTAATATCTTGATTAGATGCTACAATTGATTGTAGTTTAATTACTGTTGCTCTTCGTTGTGCCTTACGCATCATATATGGAGAGCCATCTACTTTGTTTCCGCTGTAGTCTTTCCATAATGTTGATGTACTGTCGTATCGCTTGACATTACCTACTGAAGCCATTTTATTCCATGCTAACATACCACTTGGATATAATGCTGGATTTGGAAGTCCGTTAGCAGTACTAATTAAAGAACCACTTGAACTTGCTCTAAAGTCTGCAAATATGATACCGTCTGCTGTAACTTGATCTGAATTATCAATTAAGACAAATACACTTGTTGCACTATACTTGTAAATTTTAGGGAAATTTTCTAAATCACTGCTGTCAATCCAAATATCTCCAGTTGATAAAGAACTTACGCCATCTGATTGTTTTGTAGGTTCACTTGCTGAGAACTGAACATCGCCTGTCCATGTTGCCCATGTACCACTGTTTTGATATAAGATATCAACATTTGTGTTTGAAACGTTATTATCAAACCATAATTTACCATTTTCAACTGCACCTGTTGGAGCATTTGCACTTACTTCATAAACAAGATCTTCAAAGTTACTATATGTACCTGCTGTAATGTTTAAGTTTGCTGGAGTAAATCCTGCTACATTACCTGCGGATACTTTAAGATCTCTTCCGTTGCTAACAACAAGATTAATCTTTCCGCTTACATTACTTGCTACAAGAGTATCACTAAATGTTGTTGAAGTATTTGCACCAGATATAGCATTGTTAATATCTGTTACAATATCATCAACACTTGCATTTCCGTCTGCGTCACCGTCTGTATTAATTGTAACAGGAATTGCTGAACCATCATTTACAAAAAGATTGATGGAAACTTTGCCTGAGTGACCTGCAACTGGAATTGCTGTATCAGTTAATGCTGAAGTGGCTGATACAGTTAAACTTGTACTACCATTATGCTTTGTTAAATTTATTGATGCAAGATCGTTCTCACCATCTGCATTACCCCAAACGTCACCTGCTTTAGGTGAAGTGTATGTATTTGTATAGACACTACTTGATAAACTGTCTATTGCTACTGATTGAGATACAAATTGATTTGAACTTGTACTAAACTTCTTAAGGATTATGTTTGAGCCATTATTTGGAGTAGTAGTTCTAATATGAATATCTCCTGCAGTTAATGAGCCTCCGCCACCTTTTGTAGTAGGTATAGATAGATGACTTGCAAATTGAAAATCACCTGCTGATCCACTGACAGCACTTGACCATCCTGATGAACCTATATGTCTCCATGTACCACTAAGTTTTTGATAAAATTTGATCTCGCCTAAAGATGCACCTGAGTTGTTAAATTGAACAACACATATTTCACCGTCGACTCCAAATGCACTTTTTGGTACATTTCCGCTATCAACATCTGAACTTGATGCAATTTTTACTGTTTGTTTTGCCCATGCATTACTTACATACAGATAAACTCCATAAGAAGAGTCATCAGTATCTAACCAGTATGTACCGTCTGTAACAGGTCCACCTGGTGCAGTAGATGAAGGACTTAGATCGTCTAAATCTATATCCGCTCTAAGAACAAATGCTCTATTGGCTATCCCTAAGAAACT